ATGAGGGTCGAACGCATCAACCCGCCCACGGGCCTGCCGGTCAGTCTGACCGACGCCGACGCCCAGCTCCGCCTCGACGGTGCCGACCCCGCCGAGGCGCAACGCATGGCGTTGGCCGCCGCGCGGGAAGTGGAGCACTACTGCTCGATTGCCCTTCTGACGCAGACCATCCGCGTCACCCTGAACGGCTGGCCCCTTGCGGGCCTCGAAGCGCGCTTGCCCATCGGCCCGGTGCTCGAGGGCGCTGCCTTGACCGTCACCGTCGACGGCGAGGAATTCGAGGCGGTGGAGCTGGGAACCGGCCAGCGTCCGACGCTGCGCGTGACGGCCGACGATCTGACCGACGCCCAGCGGGACGCGCGGTGGATCGTGACCTACGAGGCGGGTTTCGGCGATGAAGCGGCGGCCGTGCCTGCCGATCTGGCCCACGCGATCCTCGACCAGGCGGCGGCGCTCTACGACCAGCGCGGTGGCCTCGCCGAGCGTAGCGCTCAGGCCCTCAGCCCCCACACGGCCCGGATCGCGGCCAGGTATCGCGGGGTGCGGGCATGACAGGGACGTGGCGGCACGAGTGGGCTGAGGCGGTGCGCAGCGCGGCTGACCTGTCCATGACGGCGCGGATGGTCGGGCAGGTTCTGGCCCTCGACTTCGCCAACGCAGACACCGGCCAGTGCAACCCCGGCCGCGCCCGGCTCGCCGCTCATCTCGGAGTTTCAGAGGCGACGATCAAGCGGGCACTGGCCGAACTGGTGGCGGGCAAATGGCTGGCGAGCACGACCGGAACGGCCCGCAACCGGACGGCATCCTTCACCTTCCTCAGCCCCGGAAAGGTGGTCAAATTTGCCCCGCCGACGACTGCGAACGCGGGTCAGAAGCGACCCGCGACAGCATCCGAACGGGGGTCAAATCTGCACCGAACGCGGGTCAAATCTGCACCGCCCTATAATAGGGATGAACCACGTAAAGAACCAAAGGGCGCGCGCGAGACGCGAAGAGAGCGACCCTGCCCTCATCTTCACCTTTTCGTGGCAAGAGGCAGCGACGAGGCGCGCGAGTTTAATCGCTGGGCGGCGGACGATGGCTTGCCGATGCTCGACGCATTGCCCGCCCTCCACGTCCCCGACGGCTATGACCTGATAGCGCGCCGACCGCCGACCGACAACGACAGCACCGAAGCGGCGATGCTGCGCAGATTGTGGGCGTGGGCCGAGGCTGAGAATGACCACCTCGAGCACGAGGGGAGGGCGAGCGCATGACTGACGACCGCCAGACCGAGCTTTTCCCCGCCTTCATGGCTGAGAATGGTCCCAATGCCGCAACCCTGAGCCACAGCCGAGACCGGGGGAGAGACTTCGCAATTTTCGCGCCCGACGCCCCGGAGACCCCGGCCGAGGCGGCCGTCGCCTTCATGGAATCGCTCGCCATTCCCGAGGGGCCGAGGGCCGGGCAGGCGGTGCGGCTGGCCCCGTTTCAGCGCCAATTCGTCACCGGAGCACTCGCCCCGGACGTGACGGCGGCGGTTCTGTCCATCGGGCGGGGCAACGCGAAGACGGCACTCTCGGCGGGCATCGCCCTCGGCGCCCTGGTCGGTGCCCTCGACCGCCAGCCCCGCCGCGAAATCCTCATCGCCGCCCGGACCCGCGACCAGGCACGGATTGCCTGGGACTTCGTGTCCGGCTTCTCGGCATCGCTGCCACTGGAAATCCAGCGCCGGCTGATTTTCCGCCGCGCGCCCCGCCTCGAGATCGAATTCGAGGGCGACGGCGGCGGGCACGTCCTGCGGGCGCTGGCATCGGACGGCAAGACCGCCCTCGGCTCGGCCCCGACCCTCTGCCTCCTGGACGAGCGCGGACACTGGCCGGCCGACAGGGGCGACGAGCTGGAAGCGGCCCTCCTGTCTGGCCTCGGCAAACGTGGCGGCCGGGCGCTCATCATCTCGACCTCGGCCCCCGACGATGCGCACCCGTTCTCCCGCTGGATCGACGAGCCTGTCGCCGGTTCCTATGTCCAGGAACATCGCCCGGCACCGGGCCTCCCGGCCGACGACCGCGAAAGCCTCGGGATCGCCAACCCCGGCGCAGAGCACGGCATCGGCGCCGAGATTGCATGGCTCGAGGGGCAGGCCCGGCGCGCCATTGCGCGGGGCGGATCGAGCCTGACCACGTTCCGGCTCTACAACCGAAACGAGCGCGTGAGCGGCGAGACCCGCGACCTCCTGCTCACGGTTGACGAATGGATGAGCTGCGAAACCGACGAGCTGCCCCCACGCGAGGGCGGCGTCGTGATCGGCATCGACCTCGGCGGTTCGGCCTCGATGACGGCCGCCGCGCTCTACTGGCCCGAGACAGGCCGCCTGGAAGCGCATGGCACCTTCCCGACCCGGCCCTCGCTTCTCGACCGGGGGCAGGTGGACGGCGTGGCTGGGCGATATCTCGAAATGCAGGAGCGCGGCGAGCTGACGACCCTCGGCGACAAGACGGTGCCCGTGTCGCCGTGGCTGGTGGAAGTCATGGCCCGGGTCTCCGAAGACCAGGTGCTCGCCCTTGTCGCGGATCGCTACAAGCAGGCGGAGCTGGGCGAGGCGATGGACCGGGCGGGCATCCGCGCGCCGATCATCTGGCGCGGGCAGGGCTTCCGTGACGGCGGCGAGGACTGCGAGCGATTCCGTCGCGCGGCCTTCGACGGGAAAATTCGGGCGCTGCCGTCGCTTCTTCTCCGCTCGGCCTTCGCCGACGCGGTGTGTCTCCGCGACCCGGCGAACAACCTCAAGCTCGCCAAGGCGCGCAGCATGGGCCGGATCGACGCCGCCGCGGCGGCGGTGCTGGCGGTGGCCGAGGGCGCGCGGATTGCCGCGCGGCCGCGGGGAAGGGCGCGCATGACATGGGCGTGACCCGCGACCACAAGCGGCATTCGAAGCACGTCACCCGGGGCCAGCGGTGGAAGACGCTGCGCATGGCCGTGCTCGAGCGCGACGGCTTCGCCTGCAAGGCATGTGGCGCACGCGGGCGCCTCGAGGTCGACCACGTGCTCCCGGTGCGCACGCACCCGGAACTCGCGTTCAAGCCGGCCAACCTGCAAGCCCTCTGCCCCGCCTGTCACACCCGGAAGACCCGCCTCGAATGCGGGCACCCCGAACCAGACCCCCGCCGGAAGGCGTGGGGTGAAGCCGTCTCGACCCTTGAGGGGCGAGGCAAGACCAATCGAGCAAGAATGGAGTTTACCAATGCTTGAGAGCGTGAAGATCGCCCGCCGCCAGTCGGAAATCCGGCAGGCGCTGGCGGAGGTGGTCGGAAAGACCGCACCGACCGAAGACGAAACCCGGAACATGGAATCGCTCGACGCGGAATACCGCACGAACGAGACCCGCTACCGTGCCGCCCTCGTCGCGGAAGATACGGAGCGACGGGAGGCCGGCGCCGAGCTGGAAACCCGCGACAGCCGGGAATGGGCCGACATGATCGGCCGGTTCGAAATGCGCCAGGTTGCCCTTTCCCTGCACGAGGGGCGCCAGCTTGACGGGGCGACGGCCGAAATCGTGACCGAGCTGCGCGAGGCTGGCGGCTTCCGTGGGATCCCCGTTCCGTGGGCGGCCCTCGAGCAACGGGCCGGTGAAACGGTTGCCAGCGGCACGCCTGACCCGATCAGCACCCGCCCGATCATCGACCGCCTGTTTCCGGACAGCATGGCGGCGCGCATGGGCGGGCAGATGGTCGCGATCGACCAGGGCGCGGTCGAGTGGCCTGTTGTCACCTCTTCCGTTTCTTCGGGCTGGCAAGCGACCGAGACGGGCGACGTGGCGGGACCGACCGTCTACGCCACGACCGACCGCGCGATGAAGCCCGACCACACGCTCGGCATCACCATGAAGATCACGCGGCGCTCTATGAAGCAGTCGGGCACTGCGCTCGAGGCGGCCGTGCGTCGTGACATGGCCGGGGCGATGGGCGCGGCGATGGACGCAGCGGTGTTTCAGGGCACCGGGGCCGATGGCCAGCCCTCCGGCGTCATTGCCGGGGCTTCGGGCTATGGCATCACGGAACAGGCCGTCGATGCATCTGCGACTTGGGCCGCCTTCCGCACTGGCGTCACCGCGTTTCTCGTCGCGAACGCAGCGGCCTCGCCGGGGCAGGTTCGGGCGATGATCCGGCCCGAGTTGTGGGATTACCTCGACAACATCATCGTCAGCTCCGGCGCCTATAAGTTCGAGTATGACCGCCTGCGCGAAGGCCTGGGCGCGGCGAACATGACCTCGAATGCCCTCCCGGCCCCGAGCGGCACGCCCGACGCCACCACGGCGCTGTTGACGACCACGGCGGGCGGCGTGGCGCCGTTCTATGTCGGGGCTTGGGGCGCGGTGGACGTGATCCGCGACCCGTTCTCCGATGCGGCTTCCGGGGGGCTGCGGTTGACGGCCCTTGCAACCCTCGACGTGACGGTCGCCCGGCCCGCCCAGCTCCGCGTTCTCACCGGGTTGGAGTTGGCCTGATGCTCTACGGCGCAGCACTCGGCGCGGGCCTTGAGCTGCGCGCAGAAGAAGGAGGGTTCCGGCTTGCCGGGGCCTTCCCCTACATGGTCGAGACCGAGCTTGTCCCTGGGCGGTTTGAGCTGTTCGAGGCCAAGGCGTTCGCCGGGCGGGTCGAAGCGGGAGAGGACGTGCATCTACTCTCGGCGCATGCCTTTGATCGGCCGCTCGCATCCCGGCAATCGGGATCACTCGACATTCGAGACACCCCGGAGGCGCTCATCATCGAGGCGCGGATCGAGGGCGGCACGAGCTGGGCGCAAGACTTCCTTGCAGCTCACAAGGCCGGGCTGATCCGGGGCCTGTCACCGGGTTTCCGGGTTCCGTCCGGCGGCGAGGTGATCGAGCGCCGGGGGAACGGTTTGTTGCGGCGAGTCATGCGGGCCGAGCTTTTCGAGGTGAGCGTCGTCACCCGGCCAGCCTTCGAGACGGCCCAGGTGGAGGCCCGGAGCTGGACGCCCGGCGGCAGCATAGAGGAACGGCCGGACGCGGGCCTTATTCGGGCGCTGGCCCGGTGGAGGGCGTGACCATGTGGCCATTCAGAAGAAAGCCCCCTGAAACCGAGACCCGCGCCGCATCGGGCTTCACGGCTGAGCTGATCCAGGCGCGGGAGGCGTATGTTTCCGGCCGACGCGGAATCGCCGAGCTGACCGCGACGGCGCAATCGTGCGTTTCAATGTGGGAGCATGGGCTATCCGTCGCGGACGTGGAGGGCGCCCCGACGCTGGACCGTCTGACGCTGGCGCTCATCGGCCGTGGTCTCGCACTTCGGGGCGAAGCCCTTTTCCTGATCCAGGGCGACGAGCTGGTCGCGGCGAGCGACTGGGACTTGCGGACACGGAACGGCCGGCCGAGCGCCTACCGTTTGTCCATCGCCGAGGCGGGCGGCGGGCGTAGCGTCACGGCACTGGCCGACGAGGTGCTGCATGTGCGCATCGCCTGCGACCCGGCCGCGCCCTACTACGGCACGGCGCCCTTGAAGCGGGCGGCCCTGACTGCGGGCCTTCTGAACGCGGTGGAGGCCGGCCTCTCCGAAGTCTACCAGAATGCGCCCCTCGGCTCGCAGATCGTGCCCCTGCCCGACAGCGACCCGGCCGACATGGACAAGATGAGAGACGCCTTCCGTGGCCGGCGCGGCTCTGTTCTCGTCATCGAGGGCGTCGCCCAGGCAACGGCGGCGGGCATGAACCCCCAGCTCGGGCAGCGGCGCGAAGACCTCACGCCCGACCTCACGCGAAGCCTCTCGGCCGAAAGCCTCGCGGCGGCGCGGGAGGCCATAAGCATGGCCTTCGGCGTCCTGCCGGCGATCCACAACCGGGCGGCCACGGGGCCGGTGATCCGGGAGGCTCAGCGCCACCTGGCGACGTGGACACTCGCCCCCGTCGCGGCGCTCATCGCCGAGGAAGCGGGCCGAAAGCTTGGCCGTCCGGTGACGCTCGACGTGATGCGGCCGCTACAGGCCTTCGATGCGGCCGGCCGGGCACGGGCGGCCTCGGCCGTGGTCGCGGCGCTGGCGGCGGCGAAGGAGGCCGGGATCGACCCGGCCGTCGCGCTGCACCTGGTCGACTGGAAGGCAACCGAATGAGAAACGGCAGGTTCGGCCGGGGCCGTGGGACATGGCCCGAACGAACCCCGTTAGTCGGCGAGTGGGAAAACCCCGACGCCGCGCGGCCCGGCTTCTCCTTTCGGGCGTGGCGCGGAAGGCGGGGCGCTGAAGGGCGCCCCGCACAACCCATAATCGGAGGAATCTGCCATGAAAGACCTCGCGAAACTCGACAAAATCGACGGCAAGGTGATCGACCTCGAGTTCGACGCCTGGACCCTCTACCATCTGCTCGACGTGCTCGACGCTGAAATCCCGCGCGCCTTCCTGCGTGACGGGCCGCCAGAAGACGACGACGAGCGCCTGAGACCCCACGCCATTCTCTGCGCGGCCCGCGACATCGCCAAGCGGATGGCGAGGCGACTAGGCGAGCTACCCGCCACCGAAGAAGGGAGCCAGAAATGACGCAGGCACCGAAAACCAACCCACCGACGCCCAGCACCGTCGAAAGCGATGCTCACCACCTTGCCCACCTTCTCGACGTGATTGAGGGGGAGCACGCCGCAGGAGACTTCGTGAAGCCGGACGGCTCACGGGATCATCATGCTGATCGGGTAAGCGCGCTTCTTTGGATTGCCCGCGACCTTGCCGCCCAGCTCGCCGAAGATGCGACCAGCGTCGCCAGTCCGGCGTCTGGGGTCACGGGCGGCTCGCAGGACTGAGCGGCGCAGACCTCCGGCCACGCTGGCCGGAGGTTCACGGATGCCGGCCCGTCTAGGAACGTTACGCAAAAGCCATTGACCGCGCATATGGTGTCCGATACCAATTGGAACACAAGATGAGTCAAGGAAGCGGATGGTGCGACCGAAGCACAATCAACCGGAAGACTTTACCACCCTCGAGGTGGTGGAAGCGACAGGCTTCGACAAGCGAACGGTGCAGCTCATCCGCGACCGCGCCGCCGGTCCTTACGAGGACGTCGGCGTCCTCACGAGGGCAAGAACGTTGGGGCTTCATGATGAGGACACAGTGGCGGAGCTTTCGATGGCGGCCGGTGTTCACCTTGCCGGCTTCCCGTTGATGCAGGCCCTCGCAATCGTCCGGGCTTACTTCGCAGAGCATGTGGATTACCGGCCCGCCCAGCTCGCCAACGTGCATCGGCTGGAAGACCCGCGAAGGTCGCGGCACGATTCTACTTGGCTCGAGGCCGTGTGGCTGACCCGAGAAGCGCGCGGCGGTGAAGATAGCGGCCTACCGATGGAGGGCGACGTCGTGCTCATCGTCGCGGATCGCGAGTTTGTTCTCGACACTCGCCACGCGCCGCGGATGCAAGACTTCGTGCAGGATGGCATCGACCCGAAGCTTGGACACCCGCTCTGCCGCGTGCTCGACATGAAGGGTGGCGAGGCCGAAATTGAGCCCGTGTGGCGCGGGTTCGAGGCGGGACCGTCGAATGACTTTCGCGAGGCATACGAAGTCTATCACGAGGCATTGCAGCGCGCAGTCGGCGTAGCCCGGGTCAACTTTTCGCTGGCGATCCGAAATGGCTTCGACCGTGTTCAGGATCGTCGCAAGAGGCGAGGCGGGCCTTTCTTCCCTTCGACGGCCGATAAGCATGACGAAGGAGCGACCACATGACCCGCGAACAGATCGTGGCAACCGCCCTCCGCATGACCGACGAGATGAAGGCCCAGCTCGACGCAGCCGCACCGGAAGACCGGCGCGACGTGGCCCACGCCATGCTCGCGGCGGCGATGGGCGTGAACATCGAACGGCACGGCATCGGCTATACTCATGCACTCGCGGGCCTCGCCCTGAACGACGCCGCCGCCGCCTTCGCGGCCTTCGCGAAAATGCCGGCGGCGGGGAGGGCCTGACAGTGAGCGCGCTCCTGCCAGCCTACACGACGCCTGCCGAGCTGGCAGAGCACCTGGAAGTTTCCGAGCGGACGCTTCGCGAGAGGGCGCGAGAGCTGGGCGCCTGCCGCACTCTCGGCAAGCGGATGATCCTGCTTGAGGGCGACGTGCAAGTGCTGTTGGAGGATCTGAGACCATGCCGATCAAGATCTACCAGCGCGGCGACGGCAGGCACTACCGGGGCAGCGTTGCCGGCCGGAGACTACGAGGCTCTACGGGCACAACGGACAAGGCCCTCGCCCAGCGGATTGCAGCCGAAACAGAAGCCCGCGCATGGCGTCGTCACCTCGATGGACCGAAGGCGCATCTGACGATGGCACAGGCGGCAATCGCATACAGGCAGGCCGACAAGCCGACGCGCTTCTTGGCCAAGATCGAAGATCACTGGCGAGACACGCGCGTCGCCGAAATCACGCCCGAGGCGATCCGGCGATCCGCTGTTCAACTCTACCCGCGTGCGGCGGGCGCCACCCGGAACCGGCAGGTGATCGTTCCTACACAAGCGATCATCAACCACGCGGCCGAGCTGGGATGGTGCAGCCCGATCAAGGTCAGACGGTTCCCGGTTGAGGCGAAGACGAAGCGCCCGGCGACACGGGAATGGGTTGAAGCCTTCTCCGCACACGCCTCGCCGCACCTCGCCGCTCTGGCGGTTTTCATGTTCGGCACCGGCGCCCGTATCGGCGAAGCGGTCGCGCTGCGCTGGCAGCACATCGACCTCGATGCGGGGATCTCCACGATCCGCGTCACCAAGCCGACGCCCTGGGAACGCACCGCCCACCTGCCCCCGCGCCTGGTCGCGGCGCTGGCGAACATCCCGAGCAACAGAAAGCCCGGTGAGCTGGTCTTCGGCTACGCCGGCAGGGGCAGTGTCAAGGGACCGTGGGATGCCGCCGTGAAGCGCGCGGGCATCGAGCGCCTTACCCCCCATAGTTGCCGTCACGGCTTCGCCACGGCGATGCTTCACGGCGGCTTCGACGTGAAGACGGTGGCCGAGCGCGGCGGGTGGAAAGACCCCTCTGTCGTGCTGCGAACCTACGCCCACGCCCTCCAAGACCCGACCGTCACCGACGCGCTTTTTGGCACAAATCCGACACAGAAGCCCCGCAGCAAGAGGCCAAGTGACGGAATGAAAAGGAGAAAAGACGGATGA